AGGTTGTACTCGACCCACCCGACGATGACGATATCATGAATGATCCCGACATCCAAGAGATGGTCGAAAACGGAGAACACACCTGTCATATGTTTGACGCTCATTGCCAAGCATGTGAAGATGATGACGAAGAAGAGGTTTAAATTATGCAAATCTCATAAATCCATTTTCAAAATACATGGTTTTGTAGCCAGTGTAATATATATGCATTTTCCATATACCATTCCTAGGTTTGTTAACTATCGTTTCGTCAATATTAACTCTGATAAACGTTTTATCGGAATTCGTATTTTGAAAATCAAAGTATCCCGATGGACTCGGATCTTTAGGATTTAATGCAAATGTGTACGTATATATATGATGTTGCCTTGGTAATGATAAGGTATTTTTTGAGCATGTATAGAACCTGAAATATTTGGGACCACTTTCTAAAGTTTTAACTACTTGTTCACCATTGATGTACATTTCAATATTGGCGACATTGTCATATTCAGAGTAAATATCATCTACTAACTGTCCAGTTGGTAATGCGGAGGAAAAGTTGAAACGATTACTATAATTTGCAAAGGGTTGATTATTCGTGCCATTCGAGAGGGAACTTACTTCGGGGCCGAATACAGTATCAAGGGGGTTGTCTTCCTTTTCAAAATCACTATTTCTGATGAACCAATGGAGGGATTTGACTGGAATTTTAGGCACAAGATTGGCGACAATCTCATATGTACCTTGTTTATTTTCATATACAGGGTGTTTATTCATAAATTCAGTCGTAATAATCTGTGGGTTTTTTACAAAAAATAAACGTTCTTCGTCCGTTAACTTAATTTCATCTGTTACGAGATTGAAATATTCAAGTTTTATGTCACTTTGTGTTGGTGTAAAGAAGGTTTTTTTGTGAAATTCAAATTCAAACTCAATTTTCTGTTTATATATCGAACATAATGGAAAATAAGGTTTTTCCGAAACTCCAGACTCGAAACGTCTACCAAAAAAGAAGTGTAACGGTAACGTTATAGGAATCGCACGTTTATGTATTTCTTGAAATGCGGAATTACTTGACCATAGTCTATGAGACCAGCCTCGATTAAGATTTGTTTCTGACATTTGTTCTTCATCGACATCCTGATAAATATTGTGATAAACCATATTCGAGTCTGAATCAATCTTTTCGACCATGATTTCGTCAACATACATAGTGACACTCTTGATGAGGTGATACCCTATCATCGGCGCGTACCTATCTAAAATACCGGGTGGGTTGTTACTGAATGCGGGTAAGGGTATAGTTATAGCCATGTTCGAGAGTAAGTCACCCATCAGTTTAGGGTCATATTGAACTTTTATCTTCTTTCCCCATGGCCAGTTCGTTTCATTTTCCACGTTGCGTATAGTTTTTACCCGTTGTTTTATGTAAAAGGGGCTATGTGGCTCATACGAGTTTTTGAAAAATGAATTTTCCAAGTCTTTGGAAAGAAGGTGGGTATCCTGCTTTCCAATGGCTTTTAGTGAAATCTTTGCAGCTTCACTACCCATACTATACAAATACAAAATACCTTTAATTGGTGTTATTCAAAATTTCCACTGTATTCTCTCGTGAATACACAAGCTCTACTAGTGCCACTATCATCCAAATTCCAGGCATCGGAATTAAAACCAGTCAGCATCTGAATACTAATTTGAGCTGAACCCGAAGATGTTGATCTAAAAAGTCTATAGTCTATTGCATCAGCTGTTGCCTGAGCTGCTGCTACTGCATCAGCTGCCGAACTACTACTATCTTCAAAGCCTTGGGAGACGTAACCAGCAGACATAGTTGGTGGTGCTGGTATAAGAACACAATCATTTTCATTCCCCGTTTGTAATTCAGTAGATGTGAGAGAACTACTTCCAGTGTACGCATACACACCTATTCTTATGGTGTAGTTATGAGTCACAGACCAAGCACATCTCCACGTACTGGAACCAGTCTGTACAGCACTACCGATATCGTCAGTCCTGGTCATTTGACCCGAGGCAGAAAAAATCATTTTTTGATTGCTGTAATTACCTGGAATACTAACGTCTAGAGTTCTCGTTAATGCCGATACGCCATTGCTCCATTCGAAACGTATCCTTGTTCCACCACTATACGAATAAACATCTAAATCCCCAAGTCTGAGTAAATAGCCGCCTGTAACACCATATGTGAATGTGTGGTACAATACAACGGTTCCCTTGTTTATTCCACCTAGACGACCACCACCAAAAATTGTGCTTAAACTCGAACCTATAGTAGCAGCACTGACAGAAAATCGTTGATCAACTTTCTGTCTAAAAAGATACCTACTCGCACGGATCTGTGTGTTACACGTGGGTAAGTATCGACGATTTATTTCCGTTATCGTACCATTTGGGTGACTGAAATTGGATTTCGTGACGTCGCTTATACGTAAGCTATAATCGGTGTATCCCGAATCATCTACTATCGGTTCATAGTAACTGTACGCGACATTACTCGTACTAGCTGGTGTAAATGAAATCGCATTCACTGTAACAGTTCGTGACAATGTAGTTGTTTGTGTGGAACCTAAAATGGGACTTGTAGATGTCCACGAAGCCGTGTATGTGCCAGGTAAGGATGTATTCAGATCGGTTGAATATGTTGGTGTATTTGAAATTTCAAAATCCACATTTTGATATCCAGGATCTGTATACGAATCACATTCTGTTATGGTCTGGTTACCACCAATCAAACTGAAAGATGGTGCTGTAGTCGTCGAGTACACATTAACCTGTCTCGAAACAGAACCTACATTCAGTGCTCTATCGGTAACTGTATACACGATGTAGTACGTACCTATTACCGACCTACTGTTGGGGTCGGTTATGACTACTGGTAAGTTCTGGTCAGGTGCGCTCACAGTAACTGGTGGACTGGGTATACCCAAAGAACCACTGTAATTTTGAACAATTTTAATAAGTGCATCCCCATTGAGTGTCACTACTGGTGCTACTGTATCTTCCACAACTGTGACAGTTCTAGTTACAAAACCTTCATTACCAGCTGTATCAGTAGCAGTATACCTGACGGTGTACGTACCTGCCACAATTGGGTCCACATCACTAACACTGGTTCCATTACGGGTAACAGTTTTTACAACACTGAGAGTTCCATCAATTGTATCGGTGGCACTGGCACCATATTCAGTGTATGTTTCTGAGTAACCATTTGTTGAATTAAAAACTAAATCAACAGGATTATAACTAGGATTGTTTAGAGTTACGGTTGGTGCATCTGCGTCAAGTGTCACTATGACCGTTCTTGTTGTTGTTCCTATATTTCCAACTCTGTCCGTAGCTGAATAATATACTGTGTAAGTACCTGCAGTCGTTTCATTTACCGCACTACTATCTATGGTCACCACTTCACCCCCGTCACTTGTGGCACCAAATTCTACATATGGTTGGAAAAACGTCGGTGTGACTGTATCATTATAAATGAGATTTACAGGGTTGGCGCCATTTAATGTTATTACAGGGGCCACTGTATCTTCTAAGACTGTTATGAAACGTTGAGCTGTTCCTACGTTACCGGCAGTATCAGTAGCACTATATGTTACGGTATAAAAACCTTCAACGACAGGGTCTACGGTACTTACTGTCACAGATGAACCTCCACCGATGGGTGTCCTAGTAATCGTTGTAGTAACTGGTAGCGAACCATCTTCAGTGTCTGTTGCAGAAGCACCATACTCCGTATACGTTTCAGAGTAATTGTTTTGAATATTATAGAACAGTTCTACATTATTGTAACTCGGAACATTAAGAGTCACGATAGGTGCATCAGCATCTTCTTGAACGATTACACGTCTTATCGCGGTACCTGTATTACCGCTACTATCAGTTGCTGAATAAGTGACGTTGTAATAACTATCTCTTTCTGTATCTATGTCACTAATTTCTACTGGATTGTTTCCATTAGCGTCAGTTTCAAAAATAGTAATTGTCACGGTTTCACCCGTATCAGCGACAGCACCAAATTCGACGTATGGTTGTGAATATGTAGGTATGACATTTGTGTTGAAGATGAGCTCAATTGGATTTTGTTCCGGGAAGTTTAGAGATATGACAGGTGCTGTCGTATCGACAACGTTCACGGTTCTAGTAAATGTTTTGTGATTCTGGATCCCATGCTCATTGACGATCAAATAGTTGAACGTATACGTTCCTACGACATCAACATTCAAATTATTACTACTCTCGAATGTTAAATCGGATGAGAGTGCTATTCCTGGATCTATAAATGGCTGCCCACGTTCGTGTGTGATAACATCATTTCCAAGTAAGAGTGTGTTTATATTTGGATTTGGGTAATCCTTCACATCTCGAAGTTTTCCCGACTTTCCGTTACCATACAAGGGATACAGTAGGTGTGCGGTGCCATTTTCAATCTTCAAGACATTGTAGTTTTTCGCATAAACGAATACATCATGTTGGTGAGTCCATCCAGTTTTGAAACCTTCTACTATCAATAACTGATTTTTTATGGTTGAAAAGTTTAATTGACCAGTTGGTTTCCAATTTTCAGGGTTAATTCCAAAACTTTTTAAATAGATGCGCCTATTGAGAGCGACGTGTGTATGATACTTAGAAGCTGGTAAGGCTCGGAGAAAATGAGACGGGAATTCACCAACCCCATCCACGGGTATGACGTCTTCATCATCTAATTTTAACGATACACTTTTTATAGACTCCATTACTGGCTGTGGGTATTTACTTGATGTGAAAACGTAATTCGTCTCTCGGTTGCCATAATTTCGGACGAATCCATCAAAGTCTGTGAGGCCTTGAAAAAAACACAATTCAGATGTATTTGTATTCGAATCTTGTAATAATTCAAGTGCGCGTTCGTTATTCTTCTTTGTGAGGATGAACATTTCCTTGACTGGATTACAAAAGTTTAACTTGAATTGATTTTTCTGAGATTTTTGAACGTAGTCGTCGTCGTAGTATTGCCCTTCATACTCTCGCCAGTTGAACGTGTTACGTTGTAGTTGTGTGATGATATGTTTTGAAGGTGTTTTTCGAATTTTGACTTCCTCGGTTTTATCCAAATAACCGAGTTCTAATTTTAGTTTACACTCCGTCACGTCTACATTCACGTCCGCATAGTTCCTCGGAGTCTTTGTATCACGTGAAAAAAGTTGGATATTTCCACACTCACTGTTTTCCTGTGAAGTTGCGAATTGTGTTAATGGGTCATAAGACGTATCGGGGAATGGTAACTCCGACTCTGGATTCCAGTCCGCTGTATTCGCTGAAACTGCGATATCATTTCCATCACTACTTACAGCGATACTTTCTGATGCAAACCCAGCTTGCGCTCCATCTCCGAGTTTTTGACTTACGATTGATTTAAACTCGAAATTACCAGAACTATTGAGTTGATAGATAGATACCCAACCACCAACTGTACCATTGGGTGACTCGTTGGGACCCAAGCTTGTATCGGAATCTGCACCTACAATGAGAGTTTTGTCGTCGTCACTGAGGTCCATCGTTTTACCAAATTCCCATTTCTTCTGTATAGGGTCATCCCATGACGTGTATAAGGGATGTTTGAAATCGCGGCTATGTTTCAACCTGTCGTTATATGATGGTAGCTCTGGGTATATCGTTTGGTGTAATTCGTATGTTCCACTTGCTATGGTTATATTCATACTACCACCCATACCCGGATGATTTTGACAATAGTAATACAAAGGTGTTTTAACAATGTCTAGGGGTGGTACGAAGGTTGTGAGGGCTGGTGATGACTGACCTCCACCAGGTGCATTTCCGTTACTTGTTACACCTGTAGTATATTCTGTACCACCCGCGTGCGTACCATCACTCGTCGTCGAAAATTTCAGTGGGTGTCCAGCATTGCTCGGGTCGGACTGGTCAAATGTATATGTCTTATTCGCGTGAAGTTCGATGGTGTCTTGTTGCACACCATTCACAAAAAATTTACCTCCAGACACTGTAATAAGAAGTGTAGTGGTTGTCGTTGTCACGACCTTCTTGTATACATGAATACGTCCAACATTCCAGTCGACGTTATTTGACTTGTCCTCTTCTGTCTGGCGACCTGGTGGTACCCAATGTGGTTCGGACACTACGAGCATTTGACTCGTTCTAGATATACACAACTTCTGACCAAAGTTGTAATTATAGGATGGTGTATCGGGTGGTTGTATCGTTTGAACAATCGAAAATGACTTTTCCCAGTCTTCGCGGTATTCGTTATATGTATTCCAGTCGTTAAAATTCCATTGGTAAATTCTTACAGCGCCCCTATTATTGTTAGAGGTTTTACTCGGAATAAAGCTGTACGGAATAGTGATGTTTCTCACGTGTCCCCAAAACAATGCGAATTGTCCGTTATCGTCCACAGCTGAACGTCCATCTAAAAATGTAGAGCTAAAGTCCGTCGTTTCCCAGTAGTCACTTAATTGGAAATCTGATGTCGCGGATGAATCCTCTGCCGCGGGGCGAGAGGTTGATAGGGTTATGCTAGAATTCGGCCATACCATATGATAATCCCCCCCGATAATATTATCGCTTCTCACAAAGTTATTAGCCAAAAAGCTATATCCAGGAAATTCATCGCCACCATTCCGTTTGTTTGGATACCATGTGAATATCCGCAAAAAAGTAAAGTAATCTCCCAAACCCAAACTCGCAACAATCGCTTTACCAGCTGATGATATCCGCGTCATTTTACCAAATTCTAAAAACGAAGATGGTACAGAGCTAGGGTTTATGGGATAACCTGACGAAGGAAAACCAGGTTCTGCAATCTCAAAAATTTCTTTCACACCACTACCTGGGATGGGATACTCTGTATAATCGTGCATAAGAAAGTGAAGTTCAAGTATACCCTGCGTAAACACATCACTTGAACGTTTTACCTCTGTCTCGAGTTCTTCTATTTGTTTTATTCGGGTAACATGTGTTGACGCATCTATGGAACTAAACGTTTCGTTTGGATCCCAGTCGACATGATATCCGTCACTAACAGGAAAATGCATGAATATCCGAATACTACCACAACCAGGTTGTACCGGATAATTAAGAGAATTACCCGATGGTCTCTCGGGTGCATTTACTATTGTAGATATTATGTGATCGTCAGGGTTATTTGCGAATGAAATTCGCACACCCCATGCTTCACCGAGTGTATTGCAAGCAGCTATGTAACCACGCTTTTTCCATGTAAAAGGTATAGCGAGATCGTTCTGTAATCCTATATCTGTGAATGGATTGTCAGAACCACCGTAAACTGCCTCGATTTCGTAATTGTACACATCATTCAAAAGGTTAGGTCCAGTTTTTTCAAAACCAAATGAACGGAATGTTGTCTTATCGTAGTAAACGGTATTTAAAACTTCCAACGTTTGTGTACTTAAATAGGGATTTATCAGGGTTGCGTTTTTAGAATATTCCTTATCTCCATCGACAATTCGCATACTAATCGTACCGTTGAGTCTGTTAGGGAATGAACTATAAAATACTTTGGTCACATCCGTTTCTATAAATCGTTCTGGATACCATGTATTTCCACTTAACGATATACTGTCGTATGTTTTACCATAATTATTGTTTAAGAAGTTACGCATAGACCACGAAGGTTTAGTGTACGTATCTGAATATGGGTACCACCCCCTTGTCTTTATTGTGGTATTACCTCGATGGATTCCTACTCCACCTTCACCTAATCTTGCATCACCGATAAAGGCACCTTGATTTTCATACCAGGGAGTGTTATTGAATTTGTAATACGAGTATACAGTCCTATCCCATCCTTTTATGAGTTCGAGAAAAATTGGAGATCCAGAACGTAACCAACTTTCATCGTAGTACGTAGGAATTGGAAAGTTTGCACATTCTTCGCCATACAAATCAGACGTTTTGGAGAATAGGATATCCTTTAGTTCTCGAAACTTTATCTCAACTTCAACTTCCTGTTTTTCTAAGGCACACAAAGGTAAGGCTAGTTCGGGTGATTTATAAAAGTAGAATGGTATTTCAATTTGAAAGTCAAACTTCTTTTGTGTAAATTTCTTAGAGAATGTTTTTTTACAACCATACCAACTTGAAAATGTTGTTTGTGGAATTATTCCAGTTAAATTTTCAACACTTTCTTGCTGCCTTGAGTTATTGAAATACGTCTTTTCTATCGTGATATAGTTCGAGTCGAGACGTTCAATTACTGCACCACCGATGATGAGGTCTGCGTATTCTATGATACCTACACCAGCACCATCTTGATAAAATAGGTTCCACTCGTCAGGAATATCGTCAGCTTTAATCTTGAGTGTTACACTTTTGAGTAGGTGACCTATGTTTTGTGGTAAGGTGAACTTTACATTCTTTCCAAATCCTATTGCTTCCTTTTTCAAACCCAAATCTATATAATTGATGGCAAAATTGGGACGCTTTGTTACCCGCTTATGAAAAAATGTCTTTTCTGGATTTAAAGTTAGATGTGTATCATTTTCACCATATGTCACAATATCTAACCTACCAGCCATTATTATAGATGAATATTAATATTTTAAGCCACATAACCCACTGTCGAACGAGAGAATGTTATAGTTTACTGCGTACAAGTTTAGGGTTGAATTGTAAAGGTCATTCCAAACGGAATATATAGAATTTGAGTCGGGTGTTTTAAATTTGAAAGTAAACTGTTGATGGATGATTCGACTCATATTTATATGTCCAGATGGTTCCCCATTTGACGAATCCATACCGAGAGAGTACACATAGAAAAGGCCATTTTTAACTTTGAACGTCTTGAACCACCCCAACGTAGTTTCATCTTGACCACCTGGACCAGGTAAACTTCGAACTGCATCGAATGATAAGATATCATTAAGTGGTATGAATGTTTTGTCATAGTACGTCGAGCGTCTATGCCAAATGAGACTCTCTTCAACGATATCACTTGGCGCTTTGTATCTTTTTAGAAATTGGTCAGAAGACAAATCGATATGATCACCTGTGAATAAAACCTCATTATTGATTTTCATATTGGCATAGTCGAGTTCTTCGTAAATGTTTCCACGGTTTGTTAAATTCTCCCATGCATCATGTCTTAGGAAGAACATAAATTCTCTTGTAGGATGTTTGAATTCACACATAAACGTGTGTTCCTTGTCGATGTCGGAAGAATCTATAACTTTTTTAACTCGTTGCGTCTGTGTTATGATGTATTCGAGGGGTCTCGTCTTGAAAAAATTTCGCTCCATTTCCATGAGATGATGGTAATCGACATTTAATGATATTTTAGCGATTTTCAAATCTTCTGAGTAATTCGTAGGCATATAATCACTCTGGAAGGTGATTGGGTCTTTCATTTTGACCTGAACTTCCAACGAGTGTTTGGTCATGGCGCATAGTGGAATGGCTAAGTGTGGATTTCTATGAAAATAGAAAGGTAAATCCAAATAAAGGGGTATTTTCGTAGAGAAGTGGGAGTTGACATTGTATGAATCTCTGTAAAGTATGTTTAAATCATCAGTCTCAGTTGACCTTAATTTTAAGTACATCGAAATATAATCAGTCGTTAGCCGATCTATATGTTGTTTTCCTATAAACAAGTCTACGTAGTCTATAGTCGATTTCACGAATGAATCATAAACATTTGCGGTTATGTCTCGATCTACAAAAATTTTTAAGGTCATGTTTGATATCATATCACCAGCTGTCGTAGAAATGGGTGCGATAATAGTCTTACCTCTATCAGGTTCACCATTAAATGGCATTTCCAGGGTCTGGGTTGTAAACTTCGTATGCCGCTTGAAACGATTCACGAAGTAAGACATCTGTGGACACCCCGTTAAGAGAACATCCTGTAGACCGGTGACGACAATATCAGAACGCCCAGCCATTCCTATAAGGTATGGACTTTAATTTTTTAACCAAGTAGGTCAATTTCATGTTCGTATGTTTGAGAAAGTAGGATAGATTTCAAGTCTCTCGTGAATGTAACAAACTTTTTTGGGATGTCACCCCATAAACGCTCATTAGATACAAAAGCATCAACAGCTCCATCCCTCAAGAGGGGTTCGAGAAGTGTCCAATTGGGTTCGTTGTACCGTATTTTAGTACACCCCCTCGCGAACCTTCTTGAGTAGATGTACCACGCAGCGATACCTTTGTAGATGTTTATCGGTTTCTTCCCCTGTTCGAGACACTTCCGAAGAGAAGGTACCACAAATGTGTGAAACTTTGTAAATCCATCCATACAAATTCTATCAAGTTCGTCGACATTGCTTGCGTTCGAGAAGCGCTCTTCAACCTTGTCGACGTACTCAAAAATGTCAAATGGGAGTTCACTTTCAATGGAGGGAATAATCTCTCCATATTGAAGTTGTTTGAAATGGCGGCGGTGTGTCGGGTCATTCATGACTTCATCGAATGTGTCATACCCCGAGAGAGCACCGAGGTAGGCGAGGGATGTATGACCACCGTTGAGGATACGAATCTTGGTCTCTTCATAGGGTTCAATGTCTTTCGTGATGACAACACCAACTTGTGTCAAGTCTGGAAAGTCTGAAGAGAAGTTATCTTCGATGACCCACTGCCTGTACTCTTCTGTCTGGACGGCGTTGTAACCATAACCTGGAAACCTCTTTTCAACATCTTCACGGAGAGTATCGGTTGTTCTAGGTGTGATGCGGTCGACCATACACGAAGGAAACTTGACATTATCCCGAATCCATACAGCGAGTTCATGTTGGTTCGTGTGATAGAGGTATGCTAGAAACTGTGTCTCGAGGGTGAGGCCGTTCTGTCTGATGTTGTCACAGCACAAGATGGTCACGGGTGTTTTACGGTTTCTGAGGCCACATGCCAAGTACTCGAAGAGGGGTGAACCAGGTGCGTATCCACTCTCCGTGACGGTGATGGTGATGAGATGAACACTTGGTAAGGTGAGCATGTGTTTGGCGATGGTTCTATTCTTCGTCCAGTCGACGTAATCAAGGTGTGACCTGACAACCTTGTACTCCGAGGGGGTCTTCACGATGTAATCGTCAATCTCACGAAATCCTTCGTCCCTGAGATTGACGGCGACGATACCCCATCTGAGGTCTCCTGTCTTTTCCATGTACTCATCTATGTACATGGCCTGGTGTGCTCTGTGGAAGTTTCCATAACCTATATGTACCACACCAGTTTGACAATCGGACTTGTCGTACATTCGTTAAGTTACTTAGACAAATTAAAATTAATACCTTTAAGGATGGATGATTTGCTTCGAGTCATGCAGATAATAGACAGCCATTCGAATGTCTTGCCCGAGGGGGATTACCTCGAATTGTGTAAACACTTGAAGAATGCGTACAATAAGAGGGCAGACCCAGTATACTTTTTCGATTACGAAGATTTTAGGATACACCCCATTGGTGAAACCCGAGAGACTTTTCAATATTTTTATGACTATTACTTCGATAAAGCTCTCAATATAGATAGTGATTTCATACAGGGTCAAATAACTTATCTACGGAAGGAACTTGTGGAGGCGCAACCCATCAAGCGTATCACCAAGAAGGTGAAGGAGAGGGTCATCAAACATTACTGTTACATGAATGGACTTGGTAACGAGGATGTCGAGATTGAGTTTTCCGAGAAGGATCTACAATCGATGTGTAGGGCGTTTGTGGACACAGAGAATGAATTTAGACTCAGGTATCGTACGGCTGTCGAAAAGAGACTTGAATGGTTGGAGCAGTCTGATGACAGACTTGATGAAGTGTAAAAAATATCAGAGTACTATAAGAATGGACGTGGTGTTCACGTATGGACGGTTCAACCCCCCGCACCTTGGTCATAAGATGATGATTGAGGAGATTATCAAGAAGGCTAGGCAGATGAAGAAGAAGCCTGTTATAGTTGTTTCACATTCCGTGGGAAACATGAAGAACCCCCTCCCAGTTGCGAACAAGTTGCGTATTTTGAGGAGATGGTTCCCTGACGTGACCTTCATGTCGTCGGCTAAGAATAGGAGTATCGCTAAGATTACGGAAAACTTTGGTTCCAATTCGGTGATGATTGTTGGTGAGAATCGTAAGAATTCTTTCAAGTTTTTACCGTTCAACAGGGTTGCTCTCAAACGCCCCAACTCCGCGCCATCGGCGACGAAAGCGCGTCTAGCAGCTATGAATGGAAATAAAGAACTCTTCAAGGAGTTGACGGGTTACAACTTAACGGATAATATTCGCAATAAGATACGAAAACCGAAGTTGATAAGATAAAGATTTGGAGTCATGACAAGATAATGTTAGCTCTAGCTACATGTAGACCAATACTAACGCCGAAACGCGCGAAGCGTTTTAAAATATACGCTACAGCATATAAGAATGTTGACCCTTATCGTGAAACTTCCTTACGGTACATGGGGTACGCGAATGAGCTTGGTGAAGCTTTTACAACGTATCTCCCCGACTGGGGTCTCCCAGCGTCCTACTGTGTCGCCGCGTCTTATGTCATGTTTGACACGATTGACAAGGGACAGAAAGCGTATGATGCTGCCGAAGAAGAAGACAAAATCGTAGACACGCTTAGGATTTCTACAGAGACGTTGACGTGGCAGATGCTTGCCTCTGTGTTCTGGCCAGGGTCAATCATCCGTGTGATTGTGAATATGGCGGCTCAGGTGACAGGTGATGAACATCATATTTTACCAACACTCGTCGGTCTAGCGGCGATTCCCGCTATCGTGAAACCCATCGACACGACTGTTGATAAGTTGATGGAAACTTCGATTTCGAAAGTCATCAACGGTGAAATCAAGACACCCGAGGATGCGAGTGCCGCATTCATGACTGCGATGGGTTCATTTTCTCTACCCCCAGTGATGTATCTCCTGGCAAGTGTCATAAAAAAAATATAACGTAAAAGTAATAACCAGTATGTTGGTACTGCTTCTACTTTTATGTTGCTGTAGTATTTCGATACTGGGAGGTGGGTACTATTATGTATCTGGTTTACCAGACGAACCCGACACTGAACTAGACGAAAAAGAATTGGAATCTGTACAGGACAAGGCGTATGAACGGGAGATGGGAAAAATAATAACAGAAATGAAAGAAGAAACAGGCGAGGCCTCAGACGCGAGCAAGAAGGTGGCAGTAGCTAGACAGGCTCTCGAAAGGGCGACCTTTGAAGCAAAGGATGTGGGTGACGCTTTCAAGACAGTAATTGAATCGAGTAAGAAATTAGCAGAGGCGAAGGCGCAAGTACTCGTGTATCAGGGATTTGTGGACACAGCTACTTATGATGACGAGAAGGCTATATGGCAACAGGCTGTTGACGAAACTCAAAAGAAAATTGATTATTTCCAGACTACGTACAACGAGGCTAAAAAGGCTGCTGATGATGCTGCTGCTGCTTTGAGAGAGGAAGCTAAGAAGAAAGCGGATGCGGATGCTGCAGCCAAAGAAGCCGCCATAAAAGCAGAAGAGGCGAGGGAGGCGCAACGAGAAGCTGAGCGAAAAGCAAAAGAACTCGCAACACTCAGGGAGGGTTGTAAAAATACGGTCTGGAATAATGTTTTTGTTGATGGTCGCGTAGGTCGGGATATATCTTTTGCAGGTCAGAGCAGTTTTAATACACAGGGTCAAACTATTACAAAAGGTAACGTTAACATTACATTCGGTGGTGGAAAGACTATAGTGTCCAGAAAAGAAATGACAGGTCGTGATAGTAGAGGTACTCCTATAATGTCGTGGAGACCAAAAGCGGAATATGATGGTGTTATCGTACTAGAAGAAGACAGAGTTGGATACATTCCAATGACAAAAAAACCAAAGAGACAACAGCCCGACGCATGTCGTCAGGGACGAACGAGTGCCTGTTTATATGATTTTGGTAAATTTGTGGAAATTCATGATTTCAATGATGAAAAAAAGGAATATCTTCTCATGGCTCATAACAGTTATTTAGGGGTTATGCAGGGAGACACTGGTAAATTTTATAGTATTCCTGATAAAAAGGTAATCGACAATCCGTACAAAAGTGATTGTCAGACCAAACTGGATTACAAATAAAACCTAAGTGAATCTGGGGTACCAAAAAATATATGTAAAAATGGAGAATCTCCAAAATCTCATGCAATGTCTCGACGACATTTCCAAGATGATCCCTGAGGGCACCTACTTGGAAATGTGTGACAACCTCAAGCAGGTGCACAAAACTTTACCTAAACACAACGACCCACCCGTTAGGGATAACCGTCGAGTCCCTTTTCGACCCGTTCAGCATCTCTTTGATACTGACTCAGAAAGTGAAAGTGAAAGTGACGAGGAGGACGAACCTTGGCGTCCCGAGTGGTACGATGAGTGGACACAGAATGAGGAGCGTCTTCGACATCTTAATGAAGATATTCGGGTCTTGAAAAAAACACTGACAACCCTGAAACCTATTCAACGCATCACTAAGAAGGTGAGGGAAGCTGCGATGAAACACTTTGTGACACACTCTCCAATTTTCGACGAGAACGTATTTTACCAGAATCGTTCAGAAGATGGAGTTCGCACTGAAGCCACATTTGAAAACTATGTTCAATTGTCCAACTGGAGTAACTTTTCACCCCAAGAGCGTAAGGAGCTCACAAGTAAGAAGTTTGAGAAAAAAATTTATGAGGAGTACAAGATGTTCGAAAACCATCGTAACGATGTGATGAGGCACGATGCGATGGAGTTGAAGAGGAATTTGGAGATTGAGATGGCTGATGTTAGGGAGAGACAGGATTACATGAGAGTGCATTACAGCTTGTAAGTTTGTGTGCACCACCACTTGTTCCCACCTGTATATTCAAAGATGATGTGGATGAGGGCACCAGCGATGAGATGTAGAATAGGTGTTTCAATATCAATTTTCATTTTACCGACAGCAAAAATAAGCGCAGCATTCATGACACCGATGATGAGGGCTTCCATCAAAACATTTGATACGGGGCGAGAGGTCATTTTAGTATAAGTGGTGAAAAAAAATATTATGTGCATATAGAAATGGGAAACCTTTCATCAGTTCGACGTAATGGTGACAGTATAATCAACACAGTATTAATCGTGATAATCGTTGTTGGAGTAATCGGTGGGCTTTATTTCTATAACAGGAATCAACAAGGTCTTCATAGAGAAATGTATGAAAGTGAGAAAAACCCTCTGCTGAACTACCCACCAGATGAAGCTGCTAAAATTGAGTATCAGATTCGAAAAGAGCGAGAAAGTGTGAAATCTGAAATGGATGCCATGAGGGCTGAATTTGAACTTGAAATTGAACAGGTTAAAGCAGAAAACGATGCTAGTAAACGTGATGAGAAAATATCCAGTCTGGAAAAGAAGTTAGATGATGAACTCCAGAGAGCGAAGGATATGATTAGTAAAGCTAAAAAAATGAAAGAAGAATCTGACATGATTCGAAAAGAATACGAAAAAAAGGTGGTAGAACTTGAGACTCTTACGAAAGTAGTTGAAGATACGGGAGATGCTGATGTTCAAGAGAATCTGAATCAAATGATTAAATTGACCGATGAATATGAAATCGCATTTACTGAATTGAGTGTCGAATCGAATAAAATGAACGAGTTGGCTAAAATAGTCACACAAAGTGTATTAGAGATGAAAAAATATATGGATACTCAACTTCCATCTGTATGATTAATTTCTCAGTATAAATAAAAGGCAAGATGTCACAGGCTATGTTACCCTTGGTGATGATGATGGTATTGTCGTCATCATCTGCACTGAGTGCATTTTTTATGATGGGGGGTGAAGAGGAGGACTCTGGTGACTTTGGTGACTTTGGTGGCTCGGATGGCTCAGGAGGTGATGAAGAGGATGAGGGTAAGGGTAGGGGTGAGGGTAAGAGTAAGGGTAAGAGTAAGGGTAAGGGTAAGGGTGGTTCGCGACATAAGGGTGGTTCGGGTGGTTCGGGTGGTTCGGGTGGTTCGGGTGGTTCGTGTGGTTCGGGTGGTTCAGCGAGACATGTCGAATGGAAACGACCATTATGGGCGGAAAAATTACATGGAGGTACAGTCCTATGCGAGGTTGCTTCAGGGGTGACAGGGGCGACGGCTCTGGAGGATCACTTGGAGCCATGTAAAACTGCATGTGAAGAACATGCAGATTGTACGGGATTTACTTGGCGTGCCCTTGACAAAATGTGTGAATTACGTAGTGGAACTAAGGCCGCGGTAAGTGAGATTGGAAATGCAGCTTTGATTATTAAGTAATAGAACATAACCTAAGTGAGACCCTATCGGTTGTTTTTTCAAAACCCACCCCTCCACATTTCGTTTTCAACGAGAATGGATGAGATACTTGCAGAGTTGAGGGAGTTGCGTGAAAT